CGGCTTCTTGGGTGGAGGAGCCGAACAAACGGGCCCCATCCAGGCGTTCGTCCTTTCTGAAAACGTAAGCAACGCACAACAAGCCAACCAACTAATTGAAGACCAGGCAACACTATGAGAATTGTAGAACTAATCATTGACGAAGACGCGGAGCTGTATGGTATCGACGCCATCTCTCTCGTCGACCGTCCCGCCATCGAGCTCGACTTCATCGCGCTCAAAGAACAGAGGGTCAACTTCGCAGAAGCCGACACCGACAAGCGCATCCTTGTAGGCCCTGCCCTTGTACCCGACAAACCCATCTACCGCAAGAACGGGGACGACGAGTTTTACGTCTACTTCTCCAAGGGTACGGTGAGGAAGGCGGCGGAGCTTTACCTCAAGCACGGCAACCAAGCCAACCACACCCTCGAACACGAGCACAATATCAACGGGCTCACGGTGGTGGAATCGTGGATGGTAGAGGACAAGGAGAAAGACAAATCCAACTACTACGGCCTTGACGTTCCCGTAGGGACGTGGATGGTAGCCGTAAAGGTGGACAACGAGGCCATTTGGCAAGAGTGGGTGAAGGAGGGCAAGGTCAAAGGCTTCTCTATCGAGGGGTACTTCGTCGACAAGATGAAGAAGAACTCGGAGGACGAGATGCTTGCACAACTGGCCAAGGCTATCGTGAAGGCAGACAAGCGCACCAAGTCAGGCACAAGGGTAGTCATGGAGTCCTACTCGGACTATCCCGACGGCGTAAAGAACAACGCCAAGAGGGGCATCGAGCTGAACGAGAAGAACGGCAACAAGTGCGCCACCCAGGTGGGCAAGGTCAGAGCCCAACAACTCGCCCAAGGTGAACCTATCTCTTTGGACACCGTTAAGCGTATGGCGTCCTACCTCTCACGAGCGGAGGAATACTACGACGAGGGCGACACCTCCGCGTGTGGCACTATCTCGTACCTGTTATGGGGTGGGAAGGCTGGCCTTCGGTGGGCCGAGTCCAAGCTCAAAGAGGAGTTGTGGGAGGCATTGCAAAAAGAACTCGGCTCACAACTTCAGGAATGAGGGGTCGAGATGTTTATATACAAAACGGGCAAACCATGACAATCCAAGAACGAGTCCAAGAAGTATTCAATCGCTTCAATGTCAACCTCACCGTGAGCGAAGAGCCGCGCGTGGATATGGCAGAAGCCGCGTTGGAGAATGGGACAGTCATCTACACCGACGCGGACGACTTCGCAGAAGGTGAGGAGGCGTATATCATCAACGACGAAGGGGAGCGCATCCCTCTCCCTCCTGGCGACTACAATCTTGCAGACGGAGGTACTATCTCCATCGGAGAGGTAGGTAAGATTGCAAAGGTTGACAAGCCCGCAGGAGGCGACGCCAAGAACGAGCCCAAAGGCGCGGACGGCAAGCCAAACATCGACCCTACCAAGCGAAGCAAAAAGCCCGAGGCAGACGCCGGAGGAGGAGACGCACCTGCGGACCCACCTGCAAAACCTGCCCCACCCAAGAAGAAGAAGAAACTTACCTCGGAAGAGGACCAAACCAAAGACATGAAAGTCGAATTCAACCGCGAGGAGGTGTTGGCCGTCCTCACCGATCGCTTCCCCGACTTGGGAGAAGAGCTCGCCCAAGCCATCGCCACGGTAGTGGCTGAAGTGTACGCTCCCGAACCAGTCGAGGAGGAGGCACAAGAGGAAGACAAGGAAGATATGAGCGTCGAAGAGACGACCGCAGAGACCACCGAAGAAGCCACCGAGGAATTGGAGGTCGAAATTGAGGTCGAGATGAGCGAAGAAACCAAAGAGAAGTCCGAGGTGGACGCTCTCAAGGAGGCCCTTAAACTCACCAACGCCCGCATCGAAGAGATGCAGAAGTTGGCCGCCCACTCTGGGTTGAAGCACAAGGCCCCAACCCCCAAGCCCACCAAGGTGGAGCTTTCAAAAATGTCAATCGAAGAGCGCGTCCGCGCCCTTGCATCACAATTTAATTCTTAAGCTATGGCCGATATGGTTATCAGCAGTAACTACGCAGGGACGGCAGCCGTTCCTTTTGTAGCTCCTGCAATCTTGAGTGCAGACACCATCGCAAATGGGTACTGCACCGTCCTCGAAAATGTCCGTTACAAAATCAACCTCCGCAAGGTAACAGGCGGAACCATCGAGGCTCGCTCTTGCGGGTTCTCCACGACTGGTTCTCTTGAGATTGCCGACGTCCAGTTGACGTTGTCAGAGTTGCAAGTCAACGAGGAAATCTGCAACCACGAGTTGGCTCAATCTTGGGCCGCCGAGCAGATGCGCGGAAACTTCGCTCCTGTCCCCGCTGACTACGAGCGTTTCTTGGCTCAATACATCTCCACTCGCGTGGCAGAGAACATCGAGCAGAACATCTGGCAGGGTAACTTCTCAAGCGTCCCAGGAGCCGCCGCCACCCACGATTTGTACGATGGTATCGTAGCAAAGTACGTGGCAGGTGCAGGTACGAACGAGGGCCTTGTGGCCGGTGCTTTCACAGGCGACGACAACGCAACAACAGGAATCGCCACACACTTGGCCGCCTTGGTTGCCTTGTTGCCTGACTCTTTGGTCGGAGGCCCCGATACCAAAATCTACATGAGCCGGAAGAGCTTCCAACTCTACTTCCAGTTCTTGGCCGCAGACGACAACAACCCAGTCCTCGCCACACAAATGGCGAAGTTCTACCTCGGGTACGAAATCATCTGCCCCGCAGGATTCCCGGACGACACATTGCTCGCTTCTCGCGTCGACAACTTGTACTTCGGTACTAACGTGTTGACCGATCACGTAGAGGCTCGCTTCATCGACCTACGCAACACCACCGGAGCCGACCTCACTCGCATCTTGATGATGTTTGACGGAGGTACGCAACTCGTGGACGAGGCGTCTGCCGCTTGTGTTCGCCGTTCATCGTAACAACAACCGAGAGACGGGGGGGCTTCGGCTCCCCCATATCTCCTAAACCCTAACACAATGGCTTGTTCATTAACACTTACAGGAAGAGGCGTAGGGTGCAAGGACTCCCTTGGTGGAATTAAACGTATCTACGTGGGAGAATGGCAGGAGGGCCTTTGGGCTGACATCTCCGCCGGGTCCGTTGCTGGTTTGGCCGCCGCCATCACCTCTTTGGATTTGGACACCTACGAGTTGGCTCGCGGAAGCGGGTCTCTCAACCAAACCATCACCTCCGATATCGGGCAGGGCACGGTATTTTTCGACCAAGTTTGCAGCGTCACCTTCAACAAGACCGAGGCCGTAGACATCACAGAAATCCAAAACCTCGTCAAGGGCCGTGTGGCCGTCGTGGTGCAGGACAACAACGACAATTGGTTCATCATGGGACACAAGAACGCGGTGGAAGTTTCCGGAGGTACTGCCCAAACGGGCACCGCCGCAGGAGACCTGAACGGCTTCACGATTGAGTTCTCCGCACAAGAGGTCAGCCCCGCGCCATTTTTGGCCGTGACCGCTAACGTACCGGACGACACCGACATCACAGTGACCGCCGCGCCGTAATCGTTTGACTATACCGGGCCGCCTTATGGCCGTTATCGTTACAAGGAGGGGGAGGGCATTGGCTCTCCCCTTTTACTTACCAAGAGAATGATTCATCTACAACCGAACACAGGCAACCAATTCATCTACGTGTCGCCCTTCCAGGCGCGTAAGTTCTTGGCATCGTTCACACGCTACCTCCTCATCTTCACCAACGTGGCGACAGAGGAGACCTTTGCTTGTGTTATGAGCGTGGCCGTAGACAACGCCCGATATACCAAGGCCGGCATTGGAACGGATGGAGCTTCACCCGAGGACGGCGAGGTGCTCATAACAGAGAGCGGCCTGTACACATACGAAATCTTCGGGCAGAATAGCGATACCAACACCGACCCCACGGACGCCACGGTGGTGGGGTTGTGTGAGATTGGACCTTGCAAGGTTGCCGACTCTGCCGCGTGGACAATCCCGAGCGTAACCATCCCCGATAACGTCATATATTACGAGTAATGGATTTACTAAAACTCAACGAATACCAAGAGCGGTCCTACGCCGAGCGTCCCTCAAACATGGGGTACGTCTCTTATGGCGACGACAACCTGTTCCCGCAATACCTCATCGACCTCTTCAAGTCGAGCGCAACGCACAACGCCCTCTGCACCTCCATCGCTTACATGATCTATGGCGACGGCGTACAGGCTGACACGTTGGACGCCCGCCTCAAGATTCAAGAGTGGGGACTGCAAGACGAAATCCGCAAGGCTTGCCTCGACCTCAAAATACAAGGCGGCTTCGCTTTGGAGGTCGTCTACTCCATCGACCGCACCACGATCGCCAAGGTGCGCCACTGCCCCTTTGAGAACGTAAGGAGTGGGGAGGTGGACGAGGATGAGAATGTGGACTTCTACTACTACTCCAAGGACTGGGGCGACAGAAGGCAAGAGCCCGAAGTCATCAAGTCATTCGACCCCGAGGCGGCTGTGGAACACCCCGTCCAAATCTTGTACGTGAAGCCTTTCTCTCCCGGCTCGTACTACTACCCCAAGCCCGACTACATCGGCTCCATCGACTACATCGAGTTGGACAAGGAGATTGGGAAATATCACATCAACAACATCAAGAACGGCCTCGCTCCGTCCTTCACCATTCACTTCAAGAACGGCGTCCCTGCCCAGGAGGAGCGTCGCAAGATTCGCAACGACATCGAGAGGCAGTTGGCCGGGGCTACGAATGCGGGGAAGTTCATTGTAACCTACTCCGACTCCCCCGATCGCAAGCCTGACTTCGAGCCGTTCCCTCTCTCGGATGCAGACAAGCAATACGCCTTCCTCTCCGAGGAGGTCGTGGCCAAGATTATGGTGGGCCACCGCGTTACCTCTCCCATGATGTTTGGCGTTATGGTTTCCGGCAAGCTGGGGGGAGGCTTGGAGCTCAAGACGGCAGAGATTATCTTCGGAGAGGACGTTATTGCACCATATCAAATGGTCGTCACGGAAGCCCTCGAGAGTATCTTCAACGCCGCAGGAGCTCCCGCACAAATTACCCTGTACAAGCCCGAGGCAGAAGAGGCCAACGTGGACATCTCATATACAGGTATCCAAATCTCCTCGGCTGTGGACATCATCGCCAAGGTAGCCACCGGAGAACTGACCAAGCCGCAAGCCGTCCAACTCCTCGTTGCCATGCTTGGCTTCGACAGAGCTACGGCAGAGGGTCTCTTCGAGGACCAACCACTCACCCCCGCCCTACCCGTCCCACAACAGGAGCTATCCGAAGACCTGCCACGCCCCAAAACAGAAGCCGCCGAGTGGCTTTTGGAACAAGGTGAGGAGATGGACGAGGACGACTGGGAGCTACTCGACGAGAGGACCGTGGACACGGAGACGGAACAAGCTCAAGACGCCATGTGGAACTTCGCCCGTGCCATCGTACCCGAAGGCAACCGCCCGACGGCTGGCAAAAGCGAACTCGACAACGAGATTGTGAAAATCCGCTACGCCTACGATGGACCGATTGCAGAAGATAGCCGCGAGTTCTGCCGCAAGATGATGAGTGCCAAGCGCGTCTACCGCCGCGAGGACATCGTGGGGCCTAACTGGCCCGCCTCTTTGGGTGGTGCTTCGGCTCGTGCAGTCAATCCGGGCTTCGGACCTAACGGCACGGACACCTACGATCTGCTTTTGTACAAGGGCGGGCCCAATTGTAGACATCGCTGGGTTCGTAGGACGTACCTCCGCAAGAACAACAAGCGCGTGAGCGTCAACAGGGCGCGGGATATTATCCGCCGTCTACCCGAAGACGTGCGCCGCGCCAACACGATCCCGCCACAGGACCCGCGCATCTCACAGATTCCCGCCACCATGCCGAACAACGGCTACCTCAACCCACGATAAATGGCACTCACCGCAGAAGTTCTCTTCGTCAACCCTGACTACATCAAACGCCTCACCCAAGTGAACGGAGGGGTGGAAGATTCTGTCATGGTTCCCGCCATCATTTTGGCACAAGACAAACATATCCAAAACTACCTCGGCACGGACCTCCTTGAGAAGCTCAAGAGCGACATCGCAGGAAGCGGCCCAACGGGCGACTACGCCACCCTCCTCGACGACTACGTGAGGAAGGCCACGGTGTGGTGGAGTATGGTGGAAATGATTCCCAACCTCTACGTGAAGCTCGACAACGGGGGCCTTGTAATCCGTGTAAGCGACGACACGCAAGCCATCTCGGAAAGCGACCTACATAGAGAGGTGGAGAACGCACGGCAGAACGCCCAGTTCTACACGACCCGGATGGTCGAGTACCTCTGCAACAACTCGTCCCTCTTCCCCGAGTACAACTCCAACTCCGGCGCGGAGATGAGCCCCGAGCAACAGGTGTACTACCAAAACGGCATGACCATCTCCGGGGGCCACGACAGAATTGACCCCGACCTCGCACGGAAAATCTTCTACGATTGAACCGGGCCGAAAATATCACACTCCTTAAACGTTGGATAGATGCAAAACGTACTCCTTCTCCTTCTTCTACTCCCTCAATGGATAACGGCGCAAGAGTGCCACGTACTGGAGTCGCCAAGAAGGATGGGAATACAAAGGGCTCTGCCCACCTTGGAGGATGAGTGGGTCAAAACCTTGCCCCTTGTGTTCCACATCGTCCACACCGGAGGACCGGAAAACATCACAGACGCCCAGGTGCTCTCCTCGGTGCAAGCGGCCAACGAACACTTCCGAGAAGGAGACGTCGACACCAAGATAGATTGGTGCTTGGCGCAACGCGATCCGCAGGACAACCCGACCTCGGGGATAACGCGGTACAACGCGAGCGCATGGCCCGACTATGTAGCCGACGGGGTAGCCTCTTCGTCTACGTTTGACGGCTTCAACGACTTCACCCTCAAGAGTACGGTGGGTTGTTGGAATCCCGACGAGTACGTCAACGTCTACATCGTCTCAGAAATCAACGGGAACGACGCACAAGGGGGGACGCAAGGATATGCTTACCTCGGACCGACGGGCGATTGTAGGGACGGCGTGGTGGTGCTCTACAATGTAACGGGAACGGAGGGAGAGCTCAAGCCTTCGCGCGATCAAAGCAAGACCCTCACCCACGAGCTGGGCCACTACCTCACCCTCTACCATACCTTCTCCAATACAAACTCGTGCAACCCTTCGGGCAACTGCGAGACCCAAGGCGACCAAGTTTGCGACACCCCACCCACGACCCTCAACACGGGGTGCTCTTCTTCGTGTGAGGCTATGGTCGAGAACTTCATGGACTACACCTCGCAGGACTGCAAGACCACCTTCTCCGTAGGTCAAGCGGAGAGGATGCACCAATGCCTCTTGGGAGCGCGTGAGGACCTGCCATTCTCGGCGGGTTGTGTTCCTTCGGTAGAGTACGACGTAACCATCGCAGACGTCACCTACGAGACACCGTGGTGCACCACACACCAGGACGTATGGGTGACCATAGTAAACCAAGGCACGGAAGCCTTCCCGTGGGTCGACGTAGACCTGTATTGCAACGGCGAACAGCTCACACAAACAGTCCCCAACCTCGCGCCAAACGCATCCGCGTCTGCCTTCTTCGAGGGCGTCTACGTGGAAGGTGCCCAGCTTCTCGAGGTACAGGTCTTCAGCCCCCTCGACGAGTACCTCGAGAACAACTACATGGGACTCCCTTTGGAGACGGTGGAGGGAACCCTGGCCACGATCGAAGTGAAGCCCGACATCTTCGCCGCCGAGTGTTCGTGGGAGTTGCTCGACGCCTCGGGAGAGGTTGTAATTGGAGACGACGGATACCCCTTTGGGTCGGGCCAAGAGTACACCTACCAAACGTGCCTCAGGGAGGAGTGCTATACCCTCAACGCCTACGACACGGCAGGGGACGGCATGGTATTTCCTTTTGGTAGCAACGGAAGTATCGGGGTCTTTGCGGGCCTCGACACGTTGGCGTGGATTGCAGACGAGGAGTACTACTTCACCTCGCGCGAGTTCTGCAACACCTTCCCCGCGTGTCCCTTGGACTACGACGCCAACGGCACAATCGGCAACGGGGACATCCTTGTGATGCTCTCTTACTACGGATGCGAGGAGGACTGCCCCTACGACCCCAACCAAGATGGGATGGTGAGCGTCCAAGACCTGTTGTTCATGCTCTACAATGTGGGGGAATGTGAGGTCGAGTTGGACTTTTCACCCGGGACATACCTCGGCATCGTTACGGCGGAGCCTTCTTTGGCTTCTTTCCTACGCAACAAGCCCCGCATCTTTGACGCTATGGGCCGGCGCGTAGACGTACCCTTCGACCAACTGGCCACGGGGGTGTATATCCTACGGCACAACGGACAAACGCGAAAGGTCTTCGTCCAATGAGGTGGCTTCTCTTCTTCATCCCGTTCCTCTCGTGGGGACAATGTGACCTCGAGATAGTAGGGTTTGACCCTCTCACTACCGATATGACCTTGGCCGTGAATGGTGCCTCTTGCATGACCGAGAGCGACTCCATCGGTGAGTTCCTTTTGGGGCTAACCTTCAGCCCTCCGGTTGACGTATCGGACGAGTTCCCTTGTTTCTATCCGAGCGGGTGGGCGTTGCTCATCTTCCCCCTCGACTTCCCGGGGTTTGAGATAGGCCAAGGCCCGGACAATATCTTGCAGACGGGCGACACCCTCACCTTCCGCATTTCAGAAACGCCACTCTCCGGAAGTGGGACGGCGGATTGTTGGGTTGACATCTTACAAGAGGCCGCCTACTTTGAGGAGTGTGTGGTGACGGCCATCTACCAAATTAACGACTCCCCCATCTTTGGGGAACTGGGATACCCCGACGAAGACCCCACCAACTCCTTCCTCTTTTGGAGCCTCAACGGAGCGTGTGACCCTCCGCCTCCACCAATCGTTCCACAAGTACCCGTTGAAGGAGACGAGTGCGACAACCCCTTCATCCATACACCCAACACCTTCACCCCTAACGGGGACGGCGTGAACGAATACTGGAAGCCTGTCACCCGGAGCGAGTGTTGGTGGCGGTGGGAGTGCCGCATCTTCAACCGCTGGGGGACGCTTGTCTGGGTGAGCTACGACCCCCAAGACAAATGGCTTGGAAACCGCTTGGGCTCCCTTGTCCCCGACGGCGTGTACTTCTACACCATCAAAGCCACGACCTTTAAATCCACCAAAGCCGTTTCCATCAACGGCCAAATCTCTGTCTTCCGATGAATAGCGACGTGTTGATAAGTTTAGTCCCCTCCCTTATGGCCGCCGTAGGTGTGTGGGTTAGTTTGAACGGAGAGGTAGCCAAGCTCAAGGGGCGCGTGTATCGACTCGAAAACGATCACAACGAGCTCAAAGGAATGCTCCGCGAATGCGTGGAAGGCATACAGGACTTGAAGATACTTCTTGCCAAGAAAGGACTCTGAATGTACAAGTATTTCAAGCTCTCCGAATTCGACTCACCCGACCAACCGGGAAGCGGGGAGATGATGGAGCACGAGGTCGTCCAAGCGTTGGACATCGCTCGCGATATATACGGCTACCCCATCATCGTCACAAGCGGCTTCCGTTCGGTTTCCCGGAACAAAGCCATCGGAGGCTCTCGCAAGTCGTCGCACCTCCTCGGGTACGCGGTAGACGTAGCTGTACCGAATAGCCACCGCCGTTTCCTTCTTATGGAGGCCCTCTTAGATGCAGGGTTCACGCGGTTTGGGATAGGGGAGGACTTTATCCACGTAGATATGGACCCCCAAAAAGACCCCAACGTCATATGGACCTACTAAAAGAGACCCGCCCCCGCATCAAGGGGAGCATGAGGAGAGCCTACGACTGGCTCAACGAAAAGAGCTCCCGCGTACTTGTCATCGGAGACCTCCACTGCCCCTTTGATTTGGACGGATACCTCGAACACTGCCAAGCCATCTACTCTCGGCACAACTGCAACCGTGTGGTCTTCATTGGGGACATCATAGACAACCACTACTCCTCCTACCATGAGACAGACCCGGACGGGTTTGGGGGTGGGGAGGAACTTGAGAGAGCCATACACCACGTCTCCCGATGGAGCGACGCCTTCCCTCGTGCCGACGTGCTTATCGGAAACCACGACCGCATCATCATGCGCAAGGCTTTCAGCTCTGCGATACCCAAGGCGTGGGTAAAATCTTACAACGAAGTCCTCGGGACGGATTGGAACTGGGCGGAACAACTTGTCATTGACGGGGTGCAGTATGTCCACGGGGAAGGTGGGAGTGCACGAACCAAGGCCAAGAACGATATGATGAGCACCGTGCAAGGACACATCCATACCCAAGCATATACGGAGTGGATGGTGGGCCGCAACTTCCGAATCTTTGGGATGCAAGTAGGGTGCGGCATAGACCACGACGCATACGCCAGCGCATACGCACGGCACTACAAGAAGCAAGCCATCGGTTGTGGCGTAGTCATCGGAGGCGAGGTTGCCATCAACTGCCTCATGACGTTGGGATCGTGAAGAGCAAAGAGAACCCTTGGCTCAAGTTTATCTCGAGGCTTGACGTAACAGAGGTCTTCAAAACCAAGGGCGACCTCCGCAGATGGTCGGCCAAGCGCACCATCGGAGGTGC